TCTTCAAGTTTCTTCAGTTTAGGATTAGGGGATGATGATACTGACTACAAGTCAAAAACAGGTAGTCAAATTCTTGGCGAGTTTACATCAATGTTCAAGGGGCTCTGATGTCTGATAAACGCAAGAAGGCCGCAAAAGCAGCAAAAATTGCCAAGGATTCTTTGGAGTGCAACAAACCACGTAAAACACCCGGCCACAAAACCAAATCGCATGTTGTAAAAGCATGTGATGACGGCAAAGAAAAAATCATTCGTTTTGGACAGCAGGGTGTTGAAGGCGCTGGTAAAAATCCACAGACAGCAAAAGACAAGGCTCGTAAGAAGTCTTATTACGCCAGACATAACGCCCAAGACCCCAGCCCAGATAAAATGTCAGCACGGTACTGGAGCCATAAGGTCAAATGGTGATTTTGCGCTAAGCTGTTTAGGGTCTCCATTGATTCCATGGCAAAACCAAAATCAAACACTCTTCACATCGAAGGCAAGCCTAAAACCACTTCTATTGGACAAGGGCAAAACAGCCGACCTCAACGTCGAGGCAAAAAGAAACTTCGCGGTCAAGGCAAGTAATTTTTATGTATATTGGAGGTAATAATAGTTACTTCCATGTCGGATCTTTCTGGTGCGATTAACTTAATCCGCAAGTACGAAGGCTTTAACGAAAAAGCCTACGCAGATCCGATCACTGGTGGAGAACCTTATACCATCGGGTTTGGGACTCAGTTCTACCCCGATGGTTCTCCCGTCAAGAAAGGACAATGCTGCAGTCGCGAAAAAGCACTGGAGTATTTATTTCACGAAATCAATGTCATCGAATCCCAGCTCCTGCGTCTGAACCTGGGACTTGATGACAGTATGCGCCAGGCATTAGTTTCGTTTATTCATTCAGTAGGCTGGGAGCCTTTTCTTTACAGCCGTATTATCGACTGTTTGGAAACAGAGGATTTTTGTGGGGTGACTAACGAGATTGGCCGATGGATCTTCGACGAAGAACACAAAGTCATCGGCGGTCTCCTGGAAAGACGCAGAGAAGAAGTTAATCTTTTCCTTCAAGAAATCGATGCAAATCCCTGGGCGTCAACCGAAGTTCTCCTTACGGCATTCAGAAACTATGCCGCAGCACCACACGAAGTCAGGGCAATTCGCCAACTAGAAGAAAGCATCAGTCCCTACACCCTTTCTGAATTTGCCAACAATTTTCGGATTGGTGACAATACCTGGGATGACCTCGAGCAAGAAGCCTTGGATCTTATCTTTAACAGCTAGGATTAGAATAGTTGCAACAAGTTGATGCAAAGTGGAATGGAGCGTTCAGTCGAACCACGGGAATTTGAACTGCCCCTGGAACTCCAGTTTGCAATGCGTAAGGCAGAACTCCAATCCCAAGAAATGACATGGGAAGAACTGCGTTACGCCCTACTTAGTCTCTACCATCAACGCATGATGGAGTGGCACGCCATCAAAGACATCATGGCGTCTGAAAACATTGATATTGACTGGGATCATCCCACTGACCTGGAACTAGCAGAACTCGCCGCCGCCTGCATGCATGACGACGACGAGGACGACGATGATGAAGACAATCTTCAGCCGTTTTGAGCTTCAGTAAAAGTCAGCAGGCGATCTAGATACCACTGCGCTTTTGCCAGATCAGTCTTGCCGCCTTTGTGGCGCCAACGCCATAAATACTTAACGCAATTACCACGGAGATAGCCTTGGTACTCCTCAGCGGTTAATTGCGCTTCAATCGCTTCGATGCATTCAATGCCGCCGCCGTCCGTGTAATGCGGAGGGTGATTGACCTGATCAGCTTGGATAACAGGAGCTTTTTCTTTTACGGCCCAGGGAACAGGGCAGACACCACCTGGACAATCACTCACTTCTTCTATCGGCGCAAACCACGACGCTTTAGTGATTCCTCCATCATTTCCTCGTCCGGTCCCTCCAGATCCAACACCAGTGCTTTGGGTTTCGGAGCTGCCCCCATCGCTAAGCCCTCCTCCATTGAAGGAATGTAACCCGTCGTTCCTGGACGTGCTCCCTCGAGATTCAATGGGTTCCTTTCTAGACCCTGCTCGCATGCCACTAAACCACGGTTATACATATCATATAGTGGCACATCATTCTCTTGATTTGCAATAGGCTGGCCAAAATCTCCTTCGTCCAGGCAACGGCACTTGACTTCGTCTTGAACGAATGCATCTAAGAATGCAGCAGGGCTGTGATTCATGATATCTAAGGTTTGATCTAGTCCTACTACAATATTACTATGGCAAATTTCTTTGATCCTACTTACGATCCAAGGCAGGATGCGGCTTCTTCTGGAAGTGAAGTAACCGATCTTAACCCGGAACGTATCTACGATACAGACCTAAGGCGCGTTGCAGAAGAAGATAGAAGTTCCGCAGAGTCAGTTAATGACAAACAAGGGAGAGTAGGTAAGTTCATGAGAGCTGCAAAGTCTGCCGGTGCATACAAGCAAAGAGCAGGTATTGCAGAACCAACGATTCGTGGCCGCACCCCAAGGAATCCTGCCGTCATTGACGGAACTGAACTACCGAGCCAAGGAGATCGCTTTGGTCGGGGCGGAGGAACAAACTATGCCGATAAACCTCAACCCCGCTCCGGTCGACCCTTCTGATCAAACTTGAGAGAACACAACCTCTCTAGGTTGATCTTGGTACTTGCCCTTGCGATCCTGGTAACTTACTGAGCAGGGATTGCCGCGATAAAAGAGAAGTTGCGTAATCCCTTCATTGGCGTAGATTCGGTTGAAAAGCCCAGTACAGTTGCTGATTTCAAGGGTTAGGTATCCTTCCCACATTGCCTCTGCTGGCGTAATGTTCACCAGGATTCCGGAGCGTGCATAGGTGGACTTACCAACAGCAACAACGGTAACGTCACGGGGGAGCTTAAGGCGTTCCATCGCCACACCCAAGCAGTAGCCATAGGGCGGCAACAAGAAATACTTCCCTTTCTCGTCTTCCAGAAGTTCTGCGGGCTTTAGGATTGCAGGATCAAAATCCTTTGGATCACAATCACCGGCTTGCACTTTACCAAAAATCAAGCATTGTTCTGGGGACAGCCGGATGTCATAGCCATAAGAACCAAGTCCGTAGCTGAGTAGTTTCTTGCCATCTTCTTTGCTGACCAATCGATCAACAAACGGAGAGATCATCTCCTCTTCTTCTGCCAGCTTCTTGATTTCCCAGTCGGCAAGGACGCTCATGGTGCCACGCAATCGTCTTTTAGTATACGCAATTCAATGGAGAACTCGCCCTTTTTCCGAGTAGATGTCAACAAATTTTTCGACCGCATCCGCTGAACTATCTTGCGGTGGCATGTAAAGCACAAAGGATGTGCATGTTTTGTGATTGTCTATACCCTTGTTAGAATTCCGGATCAAGCAAGGGGCTGTCCGCAAGATACAGATGGGAAAATCAAAGATTCGTTGATCGTAACGAATCATGTCGGGACAGTTGCTGAAATACACGGCATGCTTAATATTGCCGGCTAGCCATTCTTTATACAGTCTCCGGAACCAAACGGCATGAGACGATGTCAAAGTCGGGGAAGAAGTCCGGGTCATCTTCCAACGTTGTTTCTTTTTGTCCCAGAAGTAGGCACCGCTGGGAGGAAAGAGATAAACATTGCCGTACCACTGCTGTAGATTCAAGCCATCATCAGACGGTGTGAAGTATTCCCTTGCCTCCACATAAGTATTTGCCACCTTGGAACTAGCAACATCCAAATCAATCCCACCGAGAATTGCATGGGCTGACGCCACGAGATCATAATTTGTAATTAACTCTTGATTCTCGGCGTGAGTACCGATGCTTTGAATACCCATTACTTACCGCCTGCCTTGTTGTAATCAATCTCAAAATAACGGATGCCCTCATCGTCATTGATGACGTAACCAGCTTTTTCCTGAGGATCAATCTTTTGTGCGGCCTGGAGAATACGCCTGAAACTTTCGGCCATATCTCCGTCATTCTCTCGTTCGCACTTCTCTTGTGCAGAATGGATTTCCTCTAATGTCCAAAAGAACATCGAACGCTCTTGACTGTTCGGCTGGAACACCATGACGCCAGGTCCCTCTGCTTCCCACATCTGACAGTATTGTTGCCCCATATCACCAAGGATTAGCTTGATTGTGGCATCAAGCATCCGCGTTTTCGTTTCGTCTAGCTCTGGACCAACTACGGAGGCGATTAGTTTTTCTCTGCGGTTCATTTTTCGACTAGTCCTTGGCGTACGAGAGATTCTAAAAGTTTTGACGTTGGTTTGTAAAGGACAACCATCTTGCCAAGAACACCGCGTTTCTTGACTAGCTTCCCATTCTCATCCTTTACCTTGTCCAATTCTCCTGAACGGATCAGATATTCGGCTACACAACGCAATCTCCTTTTGAGAGGCAACTCTGCTTGTGGAAATTTTCCACAGATTGTGTCCGGCTCTGAATCCCTGAAAGCAAAACGCAATCGATTTGCCAGGGTCATGTGGGAATTTTCGTCCTCTTCTTCATATTGTTTTAAGTTTTCGAGATATCTTCTTAGAGTTGGCGCATCGAAAGAACCTTCTGGAGGCAAGAACATCTCTACTTGCAGGGCAAGGGACTCCGGAAGCATCTCTTGGTAATTCTCAAGAGTAATTGCTGGTATATCGATAGCCTTAAAGCGGTGTGCCATTTAAAGATCGAGGAACCGCGCAGGCTTTTCGTACATTTTTCTTCCGTTTTGCCTGATGTCATGCGGATCCATATCCTTATTTTTGGCAAAAGAACGGACAAGCTGGTTCCAGGGGACCCGGAGCAAGGCTTTTTTCGTTGGGTTGGGACATGCGTTAATGTAATGAATACCTTCTGTCCAGCCTTTTGCGGGATCCTTGCGTCCCATGGCAATCCAGTTTCGAATCGTCTGATCGGATACGCTCAGTCTCCTGGCGCATTCCTCAGTCGATATGTATTCATCTGCGTAAGCCTCTGGATTTAATACGTCTGTTTCGCCGTTTTCGTATCGGCTATGCCACATGGATGCAAGGATATTCCGTATTCCTTTCAACTCATGTGCAATGTCTTCTAATCCCTTTTTAATTCCGACAGCCATAGCACCGTTTACGTTGATTAAATGCTAACGTGTTTGAAAACCTTTTGACAACCATGGAAGAACAGATTCCACCGAGTCAGACCCCTGAAATTCCCTCCATTAGTCCTGGGCAACTTGAAGAAATGAAGGCTCGTGCCAGGGAAATGGCCATTCAACAAGCCTTTGCGCAACAGAATGCACAACAACAGCAACAACCAACGATTGTTTACTTGCGACGCAACTTGACTGTTGCCGAACTTCTTTTGGTTTTCTTGATTTCTTGTGGAATTGTAACAGGAATTCAATGGAGTTGGAGTGCTCTTTCCAATGTGCTGCCAAAGATTGAGATCAAGGTGCGTTAAATAAGAGGGCGTATAATTAAGAAAATAGTTGCGTCGGGCAATAGGTGGCCAATCGTAGAATCACGGAATTCCCATCCATCAATGGGGCTGACATCGTTGATCAGGACTTACTTACGTTAGTTCAAGTCTTCGAAGTCGACCCCACTCTGCGCAACAAAAAAATTACCTTTTCAGAGTTTAGGGAGTATCTCAATCTTTACTATTCGACAATCAGCGGCCCTACCTTTAGCGGGAACGTTATCATCAATGGTGACCTAAACGTCAGCGGAGATCTTTCCGCCGGAACTGTCCGTTGCAACACTGCATTTACCGTGGCCACCCTTCCTGCCGGTGCAGTAGGAGACCTTGCGCGTGTTACCGATGCCAATGCACCGTCTGTTGGCGCAACTGTTACTGGCGGTGGTGCGGCAAACGCACTGTGTTGGTACAACGGCACTAACTGGACAGTGTTGGGCGTATAAGCCTTGTAGTCCTATCTGATTTTGTTGTTTTTTATTTTTCTTGATTTCCGTTTAGAATAAACAAAAAGAGACGAAAAATGGCCTACGGTGAAATCAAAGTTGATACCATTACTTTTACCGATGGCGGTATTGATAAAAGCGTTTCGATTTCTGGATTAGTTCAAAACCCCACTTTTAGTGGCAGCGTTACTGTTACTGGTACTATTTCTGGCAATGCCCTTCAAGGTCAGACGATTTCTGGTGTAACAGTAACTGGAGCAACTGCGCAATTTACCAGTGGGACATTTATTTCCTTAACAGGAACCACTACCACTGGTACGACAGCTAGTTTTGCTACCGGTGTATTTACTTCAATTACTGGAACAACAGCAACAATTACCTCCGGCATCTTTGCTTCTGGTACTGCTGCAGCACCGTCT